TTGCCCCTTGCGGTACTCGCGGAACAGCCGGCCGCGTCCCTTCGGGGTGCCGACTTGAATCAGGTGTCCAAGGTTGTCCGAGAGCGCCGGCAACACGGCTTCGTCGAACACCTCGTCCGAGAACAGCGGGTCGTCGCTCTCGTCGGTGACGAACAGCTTGAAGCCGTCGCCGCGGACGCGCTCGAAGGCCTCGGCGCTGTACAGGTAGAGGCGGACGCCGCTCTTGAACTCCACCGACAGCTCGGAATGGTTCGGGCGCCCCTCCACGAAGAACTTCGCGGCCGGGTCGCGCAGGTCGCGCATCAGCGGGCGCCAAAGGAGGCGTTTCGCTTGCCCGAGCGTCGGGGCCATGTACCCCACGTCGCCAGGCGCCTTGTCGAGACACGCATCGATGATGCGCGCGCGGACGCCGACCGTCTTGCCTGAACGCCGGGCAGCCACCGCCGTGGTGTAGCGGTGCCGCTTCGACTCCAGGAAGAGCCAGGATTGGAACCAGGTGAGGCGCGTTCCGGGGCGCCGGGGCGCCGGTTTGAAGTGCCACGTGGTCACGGGCACTCCTGCACTTTGAACAAGAGTGCTGCACTTTGCAGACGGGCTGAGATCAAGCCCGTCTGCATGAGGAGCATAAGGATCTTACCGCCCCAGTTCCTTAGTTTCTGCCGCCTCCGGCAGGAACGTTCCGATGTTCTTGGTAGCAATCGCAATGGCCCGCTCCGCTTGGCCCAACTCGCATCGAAACACGGTGGACACCAATTCGGGGTCAAGCCTCTCCTGAATGATACCTGCCAAAAAGGCCGCCTTTCGCGCCACGGCACTCTCATCAAAAACAGGTGCAGTGCCGAAGAAAGCGTCGGCGATCGCGTCCATCTCCTGATCCGATAGACTGCCATTCGCGTGTGCCAACTGGTACCCCAGAAAATCACGATTCTCCAGCAGCGAAAACAGCGCCTCCCGCGCAACTTCCAGGGCTTCCATGAGCAATCCTTGACGAGTAGAGTAGACCACACGCGTAGCCTGCGCCGCCTCCACCCGAGCCACGATAGTCACGTTTGAAGTCGTCGCCGGCCCAGCAGCCGCGCTGCGCTTCGATGAAACCGGGCAGGCGGACTTGTTCTCGTGGACGCCCCCGAGCCGGGAGCCCCGGCAGTTGAGCCTGTTCGACACGTGACGGGGGCATATATTGTTCAACGTTGATCAACATATGCCTGGACAACGCCAGTCAGGCGTGTCACGCCCAAGGCTTGCCTATCCGAGAACAACTGGAACACCAGGCCGAACGGCTCCTGATGCACGCGGCGGGCCTTGAACCCGCGGAAGCTGCACCGCTGGTCACTGCCGCGGCGGCGGCAGTCGCAGCCCTTGGGCTGACACAACCTACCGTCGACCAGGTGCTTGCGGCGATAGCACTACATCCGGCGGTAGAGCCCACATCGGGTGTTTGATCCCAATGTCGTAGGCGTATCCATCCTGGATCAGGCCGGCGAGGCGCGGGCCGGAACACCCATCGGCCGGGCTGCTGTGATTGCACGCTTGCGGGCTTGCGGGCTCACCACACTGCGAGCGCAAGCGTACACCAAGCATGCGGCGCGATCGTGGCTACGGCTAGCACAATCCGCCGCGCGCGCAGCCTTGTTTTCTAGGGCTTCTGCGACGACGTGTCTGCCGCGTTGACATTCGCGAGCCGTTCCGCGAGGAGCGCGCTCACTGCGTCAAGCACGCGAGCGACGTCGGGCGACGCGATACCGCTTGCTGCTGCCACCGCGTCCACATCGCCGAGGACCACGTGGACGGCCTCTCGCAGCGCGCTGTCCGCGCCGGGGCGCGCCGGGTAGCTCAGGTGCACTTCGAACGACGGCGCGGCCTCATAGTCAGCGCGCGGCGCCTCGTCGGCGAGCTTTTGCAGCATGGCCAGCGTGCCGTCCAGCCGTGTGCGCGCTTCCGTGATCCGCGCGTGGAGCGAGGCGCTCTCCCGCGGGTCGCGGCAGGAGCGCAGTCGGCGCGTCATGTCTTGGATCTGCCAGTCGTACGTGCGCGCGGCCTCGCGCATGCGGTCCTCGTGGGAGGCGGTGACGCGGGCCGGGGTAGGCTCCTGGAGACCCCGGCGGAAGGCTGCGGCTAGATCAGCAAGGCTCACGTCGGAAGCATGCAGCAGGACGCCCCTTTGAGCAATCGACAACGTCTCTCTTGACAGTAGCAACGCACGTTGCTACTCACGGGGTATGAGCGAGCCGACCGAGAAGCCCTACGCGATGATCGAGAAGACGTCCCCGACGCTGGTGCAGTGGACGTTCCAGCCCGGCGAGCAACCGATGTCACCTGCGGAATGGACCTTGGACTCGGGTGCCGAGCGCTACAACGGCGAAGATGTTGTGATGGTCCGCCGGTTCGCAGCGCGAAACGGTTGGAGCCGCGACACCTACCGGCAGTTCACGACATGGATCCCGCGCGCGAAGGCCGAGGCGCTCTACCGCGACTTGATCCGCAAGGGCTTCAAACTGGCGCAGGAGTAGGCCATGACCCCGAAGAAACTCGCCGACCCCTCGAAGCAACCCCACAACCGGGGCCGCAACAGCCCTGCCGTAGCGATCACCTTGCCGCGCGAGATGCACGCGTGGCTCCGTGCGCAGCCCGAGGGCCGCTCAGCAGCCGTGCGGCGCGCGCTGTCGTACCTCATGACAGCGGACCGGGCGGCATGGCTCGCGCAGAACGAGGACACGGCGGTTCTGCGCCGGGCGCTGATGGCGCGAGAGGCGCTTGGAAGTTGACAGTAGCTACGCGCGTTGCTACTCTCTTCTCATGCGCCACACCACCAAGAAGCAAGACGCTGCGATGCTCGCCCGGATGCTGCAAGATGTCCGCCGCGAGTGGAAGCAAGGTGACGCGTGCCTGTCCTTCAACTCGCGCGAAACGACCACATTCGTCCGCCGCGATGGCGACATCTGCACGCTTGCCGACGGAAGCACTGGCCATCACACCCGCATGCGGAGGCCCTCATAAACTGCAACGCCATGATCGCCAGAGGGCATCGCTGCGCCGTCGTTGCCCAGAGACCGCGTAGATGCGTGGAGCGTCGGGGTCGGGACTGCGCCGCCCTCTCCGATGGTGGAGCCACCGGGCGAGCTTTTTCCGACGCGCAAGTAGTATGCGGCACGCTATGCCTTGCTGTCAACTGGGCGCTTCGGGTACGGCTTCGCAAGCGGAGCGATTTGCGCGCGCATTGCGTCGTCCAGCGGTAGGAGGTACTTGTGTTTCCCCGGCGTCTTCTTCTGCGGCAGTGATCTCACATTTGCCACTTTACCACTGCCTGGTTGGCCAGTAGACGCGAAGGAAACCGCAGTCACTTCGCGCTGATGCTTCCACTTGCCGCAGTGAAAGAACAACGTCGCCTCCGCGCACGGTCCCTCATACACCCATCCGCACGCCTGATACACGCCGCCATGGTGGCCCTCGGACGGGTCAGCATAACTGACCAGCAACCGCAGCCCGGGTGAATTGTCGCGCAGGAACTTGATCGCAATGCGCATCACTCGCGACACTGGCGACTGGTGCTTAGTGAGTGCTATCCGCACCAATTCCGCGACTTCTGTCGTCTTGAGGCTGTATGGAGCGCCGATATTCATGTTCGCGCCCCGGGCGAACAGTACGCACCCGATATACTTTCCGTCTCGTGGGAGGCGGTGACGCGGGCCGGGGTAGGCTCCTGGAGGCCCCGGCGGAAGGCTGCGGCTAGATCGGCAAGGCTCACCTCGGGAGCATGCAGCAGGACGCGCGCGGGGGCAACGTCAGGCGGCGCTTAGCGCCGGGTCGGTCTCGCCGGCCTCCTCGAACCCCTTGGCGCGTAACACGCATGCTGGGCACGTGCCGCAGCCCGGTCGCAGACCGTTGTAGCAGGTGAGCGAGTAGCGGAGCGCGTGCCAGCATTCGAGCCGCTTCGCGAGCCGCACCGTCTCGGCTTTCGTCATGTACATCAGCGGCGTGTGAACGCGGATCGGTCCTGCGCTCGACGGCATCGCGAGAGTGAGAGCGCGCTCCTGCGCATCGATGAACTCGCGCCGGCAATCGGGGTAGCCCGAGAAGTCGGTCTGACAGACCCCGGTGACGATGTCACGCGCCGAGTGCTTCACGGCGTAGGCAGCGGCGACTGTCAGAAAGAGCGCGTTGCGGCCGGGCACGAACGACGTCGGAAGCCCCTGCGGCATGGCCACATCCGGGCGCCCACCGTCACCCGTGATGGACGTCTCCGTGCGCACAAGATCCGAGTCCGCAAGCTGACCGAGGACCGGGATCCTGTACACATCGTGCGGCACTTCCGCGAGCGCGGCGATCTCCCGCGCCGCGTCCACTTCGGCCTTGTGCCGTTGGCCATACACGATCGAGAGCGCGCGCACGCTGTCGAACATCGTCACTGCCCAGAACAGGCACGTGGTGGAATCTTGACCGCCGGAAAGAAGAACGACTGCGTTGCTCATGTGCCTCCAAGGAATGCCATCAGTTCGGCGCGCGCTTCCGGCTTGTCCCGAAGCACGCCTGTCAGGTAGGAAGTCACCATCTCCGCGCCCGGCTTCCGGACGCCGCGGGCGCACATGCACGAGTGCGACGCCGCCACCACGACCCCAGCGCCACGAGGCTTCAGGTGCGTCGTTAGCGCGTCGGCGATCTGCTGCGTCAGCCGCTCCTGGATCTGGAACCGTCGGGCGTAGCAGTCGACGAGCCGCGCGAGCTTCGACAGCCCCACGACGCGATCGGTGGGCACATAGGCCACCACCGCGCGCCCCGTGAACGGCAGCATGTGATGCTCGCACAGGCTCACGAACTCGATGCCGCGCAGGACGACCATCTGGTCGTAAGCGTGCTTCTCGAACGTTGTGGACAGGATCTTCGCGGGGTCGTCCTGCCGCCCCGCGGTCATCTCCGCCATGGCTTTCAGGACCCGTTTCGGCGTGTCGCGCACGCCCGGATCGTTCGGGTCCACGCCGCACAGCGTGAGGAGCGCGCGAACGCCGCGCAGGGCGTCGGCTCTCAGGGAAGCCCTATCATCTTGTGCGTTTGCAGGCTCAGGCGCCAGTGCGGGTGTTCCATTACATACCGAATGCATCGTTGCAGGTTCTCCGAGCGCGTCGCGTCATCGGCGCTCCACAAGGGTTGCAGGTAGCACAAGGGCGCAAGGTGCGCCCACTGCTCCACGTTGTGACCGTCGCACAGGACGGCCTTGACCTCGTCGTACCGTTGAAGCCTCGGCGCGGCGGGCGGCTTCGGGCTCACGGTGACCCAGTGCACGCCCGAGGGGACATGCCCGGTCCCGTTCGTCTCCACGTGAACCCGGAACCCGACGTCCACGAGCGCATCCACGAGAGGGGCGTCCAGTTGCAGCGTGGGCTCCCCGCCGGTCAGAACGGCGGTTCTGACGCCGCTTGGTGCCGGCCATAGACTCACGGCCGTCCGGGCGAGGTCGGACGCCGTGCAGCGCCCCCCATGCGCCCCGTCGGTGCCGCGGAAGTCGGTGTCACACCAGCGAGCGCAGGTGCCTTTCGCGGCATCGCGCTCGCGGTCCGCCTCCCGCCCGCTCCACAGGTTGCAACCGGCGAGGCGGACGAACACGGCCGGCGTTCCCGCGTGCGCCCCCTCCCCTTGCAGGGTGTAGAACATCTCCTTGACCGCGTACGTCACCCGAGCACCTCCGCATAGCAGTTGGGCGTCTCCCAGACACGGACGCGCACCACTCGAATCGGCGCGAGAAGAGCGGCCGCCGTCTTGAGCAACTCAGCGGCGATGTTCTCGGCGGTGGGGTTGCCGTCGAGCCGGTAGACCCGCTCCTCCCCGATGTCGCGGAGCAACCCGAGGAGCCGCTCGTCGGCGCCGTTGACGATGGCGGCGTGGTCCCACCGTTGCGCGATCCATCCGCCGACGCGCTCTTTGATGACCGAGAAGTCGATCACCCGCCCCACGGAGTCGAGCGGGGCGGCGCACTCGATCTCGGCGCGGTAGCGGTGACCATGCAGGTGCGCGCACATCCCCTCGTGATTCACGAGGCGGTGCGCGGCGTCAAACTCCAGGATGCGTGTGCAAGTCGTCATGTCTTACTCTGGTTCAGAATCTTGGATGCTGCCAGCGAGTCTTTCGCGTCCGGTGGTGTTGGGTCGGCCAGCCAGAGGTTCACTCCGTGGCGCCCCCCCCCAGTGACGTCTGCCCGTTCAGACCGCGGCTCGCGTCGATGTGGTACGGCCCCGTGTGCGCCAAGTAGACCCGAGCCCCCCCCGGTGACTCATTCAGCGTGCGATTCGCGTTGGCGAGGTCGATCCCGGGGTCTCCGCCCGTGGCAAGGCACAGCCGGACGCCGTCCGGCTGACCCGGTAACCCGATCGCCCCGTGTCGCTTGCGCAGAAACTCCTCGGCTTTGATGTACGCGAGCGCCGAGATGGCAGCGATCTTCTTCCGCTCGTTCCGCTTCCGATCGGCGAAGTCGGCTGGGTCGAAGCCGTAAGAGCGAATCAGCGGAGCGGCCTTGCTGCATGTCTTCGGGTCGCCGAGGTTGGCCTGATGCCACTTGCCGGTGCGCGGATCGAACAGGCCAACCTGCCCGAACCGGAACGACGCGCACCACGACGATGAGTCCACCGAATACCACGGCACCCGCGAGATGATATTCCACGTGGTGCAACCGAACCCGTGATACACGCTACGATCCTTTGCCATCTTGAAAGCGCGCACGAGCCACGGCATCATCTTTTCCCACTGCCGCATATACGGCACCATGCCGCCGAGCGCGATGTACGGATACCGCTCGATGTACGCTTCTAGCCACTTCCACTCCTCGCCCGTGTGAAACACAGGGATCGGTCGCAGCCCCATGTCCTCCAGTCGCTTCTGATTGTCGGCCGTCTTCTGCGCGTTCCCGATGCTGTCAAGGTTGGCGTACACCGTGATCCGATGCGCGAATCGCTTCAGAAATGCCGCGTACGCCTTGATGTCGATCGACACTCCCTGCGTCATCGCGGAGAAGCCGCCCGAATCGATGAATATCTCGGGGTAGTGCGGCGCGAATTTCTTCTCCAGAAGCGCGTCTAGGTCCACGTCCTTGTAGTAGTGATACGACAGCAGGATCTTGAGTCGGATGCTCATCGGGGGGGGATGTTGTTCGTAAGTGGCAGCAACGTAGGATCGGCAGAAGTCGGCCGCCTGTGTGGCCCCGTGAAGTTGAGCGCCCATCGCAAGCACGATGCTTGTCACACATCCGCCCCGATGAGCGCGGCGAACCGCTCATGAGGCTTGCCGTCTTGCTCCGCCATGCGCGCCTCGTATTGCTCGAACACCGGCGGTGGAACCTTCACTTTGACCTCGGGCCAGAACAGCGACTCGTCGTGCTCGTCTCCGAATTCCTCCTCCAAGTCGTCCAGCGATGGCTTGTTGGCCGCGGGATCAACGCCACCGCCGCCGCCCGTGTCCACCTTGGCCAGGTCCGCGACGAGCGCTTGCACGGCCGCGTTGGTGCTGTTGAAGTCCTCGGCGAGCGAGAGGTACTTCTCGCGGTCGAACCCGGCGAGGTCGCCGAGCGGGTCGAACAGCGCCAAGAACTCCGCTTGCTCGCGCGGGTTGAGGTCCAGCACGAGCACGGGGATCGGCTGGTCGCGGATCTCCTCGGCGCGCAAGTGCCCGTCCAGAAGCAGCACGTCCGCCCCGCTCGCGTCGAACGACCGAAGCCACGCATCGCGCTCGGCACCTTTCAGCGCGGCGACCTCGCGCACCTGCGCTTCGTCAGCCGGCACGACGATGAGCGCGTCTCCGATCCCGACGTCAGCCAAAGCGCCGCGGAGCGCGTCCTTCTGGTTCTCCGGGTGGGTCCGGAAGTTCTTGGGGTGCGGGAGGATTCGGTCCCCGCGCACGCGGATGAGCCCGACGATCCGATCGCGATATTTCATGCGCCTCCGGCCCCTAGCATGCCGCGCGGCGATGC